CCTCAATGGGTTATTGATGAAGCCAACGAAGATGCAGATGGTCTTGCAAAAGCACTTGAAGACTTAGGTGTTATAGTACACAGACCTAAAATTATTGATTGGGACAAAGTAAATTACGATATTGGTCAAGGTTGGAATACCAAAGGCTGGTACAGTTGGTGCCCAAGAGATTTAATACTTCCATTAGGAGATATGTTAATAGAAACTCCTACTCCTGTAAGAGCAAGATATTTTGAAACAAGGTTATACGAAGATATTTTATATGAAGCATTCGAAGACGGTGCTCTTTGGTTACAAGCACCTAAGCCAAAACTACATGACGACATGTACACTTTTGAAGATATAGAAAACAAACCAACATTGTTAAACCATGAGATTTGTTTTGATGCTCCGAATATTGTGAGAGTTGGTAGAGATTTATTATATCAAGTAAGTAACTCAGGCAACATGAAAGGCTTTAAATGGCTAAAAAGATTATTAGAGCCAATGGGTTACAAATTACATTACAGTGAACTTTACAGTTTTGCACATTTTGATAGCACTATTGTTCCGCTAAGACCTGGACTAGTATTAATGAATAGTTCAAGAGTAACACCAGACAACTGTCCTGAAATGTTTGCAAAGTGGGATAAGATTTGGTTTGATGATTGTGTTGTACAAGGTAGTAAATTAGCAGAACAAGGTTATGTACCGCCATGTTCGCCATACATTGGTATGAACTTACTCAGTGTAGACGAGAATACGGTAGTCTTAGACTCAGCACAAGAGCCTCTAATGCGTGAGCTAGACAAATATGGTATCAACAGTGTACCTGTCCAATTCCGTCACAGTATGACGCTCTCAGGCGGCATACATTGTGCTACATTAGATTTAAGAAGAAGAGGAACTTTAGAGAGTTATTGTGATTAAATACGGCAAACTTGACATTGATGTAACTAATAAAATGTTAAATGATCTAAAATTTGTAGATTATTTTCAATGTTATAGACAATACGATAAACTACATCATTATTATACTGAAGGTAATAGCAGTATTTGGCAAATGTTTGATGAGTCGCCTCAATGGGTACATGACTTTGCTAAACAACTACCGCAAGATTTTGACCATCATGTTGTAAGTGTGATTAAAATTGATCCAGGCCAAACTATACCTCATCATGTAGACAAGCACTTTAAACTAAAAGAAGCACACGGTGAAGGAGAAAGTTATCGTTATTTAATCTTCTTAGAGGATTGGAAACGAGGTCATTATTACGAAGTACATGATCAACCATTTACTAAATGGAGTGCAGGCGAATGGGTTAAGTTTGGTAACGATGATTGGCACATAGCAGGTAACATGGGCGACGAGCCTTTTTATTCTGCACAGGTTACAGTATTGAAAAATGTATAAAGGACATGTTGACATAAGTCATATAGACGACGAAATGCTTTACAGATTAAAATTTGTAGAGCATGTCAACACGGTTTGGAGTGCAGGTTATTGGGACAGGAAAGGTGTAGCAGTGCCTGATTATCCTCATGATGCACCTTGGGTGCAACAAGTGTTTGAAGGCGACTGTCCTGGTTGGGTAGCAAATTGCAAAGATTTATTTCCTTGGTTAAAGTATAGCATGGTTACTGTTAATAAAATATTACCGGGTAGATTTATTGCACCGCATACTGACACACTTTTTAAAATGCAACAAAAAGTAAAAGATCAGAATATTGACACAACAGGATTATCCCCTATAAGAATAAATTTATTTTTACAAGATAGACTCGAAGGACATTATTTTGAAATGGAAAATGAAGCATGGATCGATTATGTAAAAGGTGACTACACAATCATAAAGCCAGATTGTACGCATCTAGTTGCAAACCTAGGATATCAAATAAGATTTACAATGCAAATAACTGGCTTTGCAAAACAAGAGGACATACAATGAAAATTTTTATTACAGGCGCAGACGGCTTTATTGGCCAACACATGGTAGCAAGATTAAAAGATAAACATGAATTAGAGTTTTTACAACACGATCTTAGAGACCACGACAAAGTAGGGTTTCAAATTAGACAGTTTGATCCTGAAATTATTGTACACTTAGCCGCAAGAACAGAAGTACAAGATAGTTTTTATGAGCAAATTACATTTAGTGAAATTAATTATGTTGGTACAGTTAATTTAATCGAAATTGCCGCAACATTACCTAACTTAAAAAACTTTGTGTTTGCAAGTACTATGGAAGTGTATGGCTGGCAACCTATAAGCGATTTAATCAAAGAAGGAAAAGCGGAATCTATAATTGCATTTAATGAAAGCACACCCCCAAACCCTAATGCTCCTTATGCTGTTGCTAAGTATGGGTGCGAGAAATACCTTGAGTATGCCCATAGGAGTTATGGGTTACCCTTTACTGCAATTCGTCAGACTAATGCGTATGGAAGAAAAGACAACAACTTCTTTGTAACAGAGCAAATCATCTACCAAATGCTCACCAACGAAAAAGAAATTAATCTGGGATATGGTGAACCATATCGTAACTTTATCTACATTGACGATTTACTTGATGCATGGGAAACAGTAATTAACAATCCTGAGAAATGTGCAGGTGAAATATTTTGTATAGGACCAGACAATGCAATCAAGATCAAAGACTATGTAAATCTTATTGCCAGCAAACTCGGCTGGACAGGACATGTAAACTGGAATACAAAACCACCCAGACCAGGTGAAATTTACCTGCTAAACAGCACCAATCACAAAATCACCAGCAGACTGGGTTGGACCCCAAAAGTAGGATTGAGCGAAGGTCTTGATCGCACTATTGCTACATGGAAAGAAATCGTAGAAAACAACTTGCCACATAACCAGGATAGAAAATTTTCTAAAGGCAAATGAGTATAAATGTACAATGTATCTCTAATACAGGCAAATTTCCAAACAGGGCCTACACATCTAAATAGTTTTTATTTGCCTTATAGTGTAGGTTCATTGTGGAGTTACATTGAACAAAATACAATCATCAAAGACAATTTTTCTATAAGCAATATTGTTTTTAGGCGAGATTCAATCGACGATGTTATACAGTTGCATAGCAACACTGATATTGCTTTAATTAGTTTATATATTTGGAATAAAAATTATAGTTTTGGTCTTGCTAAACGACTTAAAGAGGCTTACCCTAATATAAAGATTATTATGGGAGGTCCTGAACTTCCGTGGCGCAAAGATAATTTCTTTGAACTTTATCCTTTCGTAGATAGCATAGTAATAGGCGAAGGTGAAAAAGCAATAGAGCACTTACTATTACAATACCTAGAAGGTCAAGAGCTAGACAAAATAAGTCAATTTGAACGAATAAAAGAATTAAATTTGCCTAGTCCGTATCTTAACGGAATGTTTGACAACCTACTCAAAGAGCATCCAAATATTGAGTGGGTCCCTACAATAGAAACAGATCGAGGTTGTCCATACAGTTGTACATTTTGTGACTGGGGTAGTGCTACAGCAAGTAAAATGTATAAATTTTATTTTGATAGAATAGATGCTGAATTAGAATGGATAGCAAAACATAAACTACCTTACCTATCGTTAACATCTAGTAACTTTGGTATTTTTAAAGAAAGAGATCTTAAGATTGCTAAAAAAATAGTAGAACAAAATAAACTAACTGGTTGTCCGAACGGATTAAGTGTTAGTTATGCTAAAAATAGTAATGACACAGTTGTAGAGATTGTTAAATTATTTACAGATGCACAAATACAGACAGGTGTAACTCTGAGTTTACAAACAACTAGCGAAGATGTTTTAGAAAAAATTAAAAGAAAGAATATGAAAATAAATTCTATTACAGAAGTAGTAGATTTAGCAAACAAAAATCATTTGCCGGTTTTAACAGAATTAATTTTAGGCATGCCAGGCGAAACTAGTAACTCTTGGAGAAATACATTAGAAGAAGTATTTCAGAATGATATTTTAAATTCTGATGTTTATTTTTTACAGTTACTAATAAACTCTCCGATGTATGTAAAACAAATTAAAGAGTATAACTTAAAAACATTTGAAGCATTTGATTTCTTCTACGGCGTACACACAGGAGACTTTTTACAAGATAAAGAGAGCGGAGTAGCAGAATCAATAGAAGTAATACAATCTACTAATACTTTCGATAGAGAACAATTGATAGATGAAAGTATCTTTACATGGTTTGTTTTAGGATTTCACATGTACGGAATTTCTAATATTTTATCTAAATACATGTTTGAACATTTTGAATATAACTATATGGAGTTTTATAATACTCTTTACAAAGCATTATTAGAAAAAGACAAACATTTTCCAAAATGGGTTGATCAAATTAAACAAGGTTTATACAGATGGCAAGACCAAGGATACATGGATACAGATATTGGTGGATTAAGTATTCAAGGTTGGCAGTATTTTCATTCCTTAATGCCAATTATACAAAACAACAACTTGGTTGACCATTATGTTGATTTTGTTGCTGAACAATTTTCTGATAGAATAGATAACAATGTTTTGCATGATTACAAATTATTATCCAATCATCAAATTAAACAGTTTGACAAATACATAACCACAGAAGAAGTATTAAAATTAAAATCTAATGCATTTGGAACCACCATCAAAGTAGTGGATAGATTTAGTCATTTCCCAACACAACTAACAGATCATTTACAATTTTTGTTCTACGGCCGTAGAAGAAGTTGGCATTTAAACAAACTACTTGACAAATAACTAAGCAGTGTTATAATAACTTTTTTAACTTAAAAGGAAATAGCACTATGGATTTTGCAACAGCCGCACTTTTTATCGGATTTGTCGTATTAAATACCGTTTTTTCTTATAATGCAGGTAAAAAAGAAGGAATTTTTACCGGAATGATAAGTATTACTCAGTTTTACAAGCAAAAAAGTGCTCTGAAAGATAAACAGAGCATATTAGGGTTTGAAAATTGGCCTGACCCAATTAAGGCCGCATTTTTAAATCCTTCTTTTGACAACTTTGAAGACTGAGATTTATGGCAAGAAGAAAAACAGCAAGACCAAGAAATGTATACCTAACTCCAGAACCTAAGTGGAAAGAACTTATGTTAGCCGAGAGTGAGGAAGACCGAGAAGTAGCATGGAACAAATGCGACTACTTTTGTCATTTTGAAGTAAGCGATAAGAAAAAGAAAGAAACTGTTAAGCCTTGGCTTAAACAGCAAACTCTTTTTGACAAAGAAACAACCGACTTACTGCTTAGAGTGCCTGAAACTTGGTTAGGACTTTGGGCAAAGCACACATACAAGTGGAAAAAATTTGGTTGGATGACTAAGGCTGTTGAAGCACATATTTTAAAAAGAATGCCTGAACTTTGTGCCAAGGCCGAAGAGTATGTAGAAGAACAAAAAGAAAAGAAAGCAGAAAAGCCTAAAATTACTATCCAAGATAGAATGAGAGAACAATGTATTGAATTAATGGGCACTTGGGAATACAAGATTGATTGCCTTGTAGATGGACAGGACATTCTTAAAGAGTTTGATCCGTACAATGAAATGAGAGCATACAATGTGGCACAGATAAAACCCGCCCATGCTAAAATTATAAAAGAAGAATTTCAAACTCAATACGAAGAAGCACTAGAAGTACAACAATGGCAAGACGAAGAACTCAAAGAAGCATATTCTAATTTTGACAAAAAGATCAGAGACAACTATGTGGCATTTTTTGAAAAAATTATGACTGCTTGTGATACACTTATAAACACCGGCAAAGCACAAAGAAAACCACGCAAGCCAAAAGTTATCAGCAGAGAAAAACTGGTAGCAAAACTCAAATACCAAATCAATGACAGTGAATTAGGGTTAGCAAGTATTAATCCAGCAGAAATAATTGATGCTACAGAAGTTTGGGTGTACAACACAAAGAATAGAAAACTTGGTGTTTACTATGTAGATGACTTTCAACAAGGATTATCAGTCAAAGGCACAACCATACAACTGTTTCATGAATCTAAAAGTGTACAAAAAACACTTCGCAAACCAGCAGAACAACTCAAAGAATTCAAAGGAACTGCTAAAACCAAGTATCAAAAAGCATTCGATAATATAAAAACCACAGATACTAAGTTAAATGGCCGATTAAATGACAGCACTATCATTCTTAAAGCATTTTAAGACAAAAGTAGATAAATAGTAGTATGGCAGATCAAATCGGATACACTAGTCGCGAAGACTTAATCAAGGAAATACAACTTCGTTTAGCAGACGGGATAGTTGATGTTGAACTTGACAGAGAACATTATGATGTTGCAATCAAAAAAGCAATATCAAAATACCGTCAATTGAGCTCAGGTTCAGTTGAGGAAAGCCTTATTTTTATTCAAACGCAGGAAGGTATAACTGAATACACATTGCCTGATGAAGTAATGGAAGTACGCAGACTGTATAGAAGAGGTATTGGTACCAATAGTGGTGGCGGTACTAACTTTGATCCATTTGATGTTGCGTTTAATAATATGTATATGCTACAAGCAGGACAGATAGGCGGACTTGCAGTATTTGATGCATTTGCACAATACAAAGAAACAATTGGTCGTGTATTTGGTAGCGAATACAACTTTTTATGGAATCGAAATACAAAGATTCTTAAAATACTTAGAAGTGTAAGACATGAAGAAGAAGTTGCCGTAGGTGTATATAATTATATACCTGAAAGCATACTACTTAAAGATGTTTATGCAAGCGACTGGTTATCAGCATACGCACTAAGCCAGTCTAAGTATATGTTAGGTGAAGCAAGAAGTAAGTTCACAAGCGGACTACCAGGCGCTGGTGGTGCAATACAGTTAAACGGTACAGAACTTAAAGCAGAAGCACAAGCAGAACTAGAAAAACTAAACGAACAAATACACTTAATGGAAGAAGGAAACGATCCGCTAGGATTCGTAATTGGTTAATGAAATTAATAGGCATAGTTGGATTTATAGGCTCAGGTAAAGATACAGTAGCAAAAGAATTTGTGAAATATGGTTGTGTACAAGATTCATTCGCCGCTCCATTAAAAGATGTAGTTGCTTCAACATTTGGTTGGGATAGATCAAAACTTGAAGGCGATACAATTTCAAGTCGTGACTGGAGAGAAACTCCAGATATGTTTTGGTCACGCAAAACAGGTATTCCTAACTTTACTCCGAGACTAGCATTACAATTAATGGGTACAGATGTAATGCGTAATCATTTTCATGAAGACATTTGGATTGACAGTTTGGAATACAGATTGAGAGCAAAGCAAGAAGAACGATGTGTTGTTGTAAGTGATGCTAGATTTGAAAATGAATTAAATTTAATTAAAAATCTAGGCGGTCACATTATTTGGGTACAACGAGGCGAATTACCTGAATGGTATGAAGTTGCTAAAACAGCATCAGACAATGCAATTAATCGCAAAATTATGCAAACAAAATACAGAGATGTACATGAAAGCGAATGGAATTGGGTAGGGTGTAAAGCAGATTATGTTATACATAATAACAGCACATTAGAAGATCTACAAGCAGAAGTGCATCAAATCTACAAAATACTGTTTAAATCAGTACTCAAAATAGTATAATATCGCTTAATATCACTAAATTTTCTAAATACCCCAAAAACTCCTAAAAATGATAAATAATAGCATACGAATATATCGTATCTAATATATTAGATTAGGAGAAAATTATGGCGACATTAGTAAGTCCTGGTGTTAGCATAAGTGTTTCAGATGAAAGTTTCTACGCTCCCGCAGGAGCAGGTACAGTACCTTTGGTCGTTATTGCAACGGCTCAAGACAAGACTGCACCAGACGGTACATCAACAGCGGCTTATACTACATCAGCAACAGCAAATAAACTCTATCAGATCACAAGTCAGAGAGAGTTATTACAAAACTTTGGTAATCCGTCATTTGGCGCTCATGGTAGCGAAACAAATGAATATGGATTAATGGCCGCATATAGTTTCTTAGGTATTTCTAACAGAGCCTATGTTTTAAGAGCAGACATCGATTTAGGCGAACTTGAAGCATCAAGTTCAGCACCATCTGCTAAAGCGGCAAACGGCACATATTGGTTAGACACCGACGAAACATTATGGGGTTTCAAGAAATGGAATGGTTCTAAGTGGATCGCAGAAAAAGGCAACATCAAAGTTGTTCCTTCAAATGACCTGCAGTCAGGCGGCACACCAAAACCAGCATTCGGAAAAAATGACGAGATTTGTGTAAGATATTATGATGCAGACGGTACTCAGGCTGATGATATAAAATTCTATCAGAAAGTATCCAATGTATGGTACCATATTGGTTCAAGTGCATGGAATTCTGCAAGTTCAAAAGATTTCCAAGTTGCAGTGCATACTGCATTACCTGCAACTAGAACAAACGGTAACGCACTAGTTTCAGGTGATTTAATTCTTCAATCTACAGCCGCTAATAACGGTACAGCAGTAGATATTTCCCAATACAACAGTTCAACAGGACAGTGGGTAAGCGAAGAAAATTATGTAAGACAATACGAAAGAACTGCAAGAGGCTTATTTGAAGCAGACAATGCTTTTGTAAAAGGTGTTGTTATGGGTGACCATGCAGGTGAAGACGGTGAAGCAACTGTGAGATTCAAAGAATGGAACGGTGAAGCAACTGTAACATTAGCAAGTAGTGCGGCAATATCAGACACTGCAATCAGCAATAGTTATATTGACGCAAGTAATGCATCATTCAAAATTAATGTTGATAACGGAACTGATATTGAAGTTTTCTTAACATCAGAAACTAACGGTAACATTGCAGTAGATGATGTGGTTGCAGACATTCAAGCGGCTCTTTCTTCAGCAAATGTAACTACTACATTTGCAGATCAAGTATCAGCAAGCAATGTTTCAGGTAAAGTTACACTTGTAAACTCAAAAGGTAATAATGTCTCATTTAAGGCAGGTAACAACAGTTTTGTTTTAAGTTTATTAAACTTGGATGCAACTCCTGCATCTAACTGGAAAGACATTAGTTTTGAAGCACAAGCAACTGCTCCAGTAGGTACAACAGCAAATGCTACATTATGGTATGATGCTGATATTAGTACTGACAACATCGACCTTATGTACCACAATGGTAGTGCATGGGCAACATACAACGATGATTGGCAAACTAAAGCAAGTGAACCTACAACACAAAGCGATGGTTCAACAGCATTAACAGGTGGTGAGATTTGGATTGACAGTTCCGATACTGAAAATATTAAAATCTACAAGCACAGTGGTACTGCATGGGTATTAGTTGATCAAACAGATCAAAGCAGTGAAGATGGTATTCTTTTTGCTGATGCTCGTAAAGATAGCAGTTCTGCTACCGATTCTGATGCACCAAGTCCTGCACTTTATCCAGCAGGTATGCTATTATGGAACACTAGAGCAAGTGGCGGCGGTGTAAAACAATACATCAAAGATCACACTGTTGGCGGTGTTTTAATTGGAGATAGATGGGTAAACTATAGTGGCAACCATGCAGATGGTTCTATGGCTTTCTTAAGAAAGGCACAGAGAAAAGCAGTTGTTAAAGGTTTACAAGCGGCAGTAGCGGCTAACGAAGATATTAGAAATGAAACTAATAGATTTAACCTTGTTGCAGTTCCAGGTTATCCAGAACTAACAGACGAAATGTTAGGTTTAAGTGTTGATAGAAAAGACACAGTCTTTGCACTTATCGATGCTCCATTTAGACTTAACGCAAGTGCTACAACAGTTCAAAATTGGGCAACCAACGGTAGTAACGCAGTAGAAAATGGTGAGAACGGACTTTTAAGTTCTTCTTCACAAGCGGCTGTTTATTATCCACATGGTTTAACAACAAACTTAGATGGTACAAATGTAATGGTTCCAGCATCACACATGGCGTTGAGAACATTTGCATACAATGACCAGGTAGCATTCCCATGGTTTGCACCAGCAGGCTTCCAAAGAGGTCTTGTTAGCAATGCAACTTCAGTTGGTTACTTAGATCCAGCAGAAGGCGAGTTTACTCCAGTAGCATTGAACGAAGGTCAAAGAGATGCATACTATCTAAACAAAGTTAACCCAGTTGGTAACTTCCCTGGTAGAGGCTTAGCAATATTTGGTCAGAAAACACTTAACGCAAATGCATCAGCATTAGATAGAGTTAATGTTTCTAGATTGGTTATCTACATCAGAGAGCAACTTGATGATGCAGTTAAGCCATTCTTGTTTGAACCAAATGATTCAACAACCAGATTGAATGCAAAAGGTGTAGTTGATAGAGTTCTTAGCGAATTAGTTATTCAAAGAGGTCTTTACGACTATGTATCAGTTTGTGACACTTCTAACAATACTCCAGCGAGAATTGATAGAAATGAATTACACATTGATGTTGCAATTCAGCCAGTTAAAGCAGTAGAGTTTATCTACATACCGATTAGAATCCAAAACACTTTGGGCTCAACAGGTTAATAAGCATTTAACTATACTAAAGGGCGGTTTTTACCGCCCTTTTTTATATCCTTATTAAAAGGGTATATTATAAAATTAGGCAATAAATGATAAATAAATGTATAAAATAAATTAAGTTCGTAGGAGAACAATATGGCAACTAATACAGCCCCAACAAAAGATAAATTTGGTGTTCCACTCCAAAGCGGTGACGCTGGCGGTGGCGGCATCTTAATGCCAAAACTAAAATATCGTTTTAGGGTAACATTTGGATCGTTGTTTGCTGGTGCTAACGAAGCAAAAGTAATGACACAAAATGTCCAGAATGTGACCAGACCTGCTGTAACATATGATGAAGTTATAGTTGAAAGTTATAACTCTAAAATTTACATGCACGGTAAACACACATGGGATCCTGTGACAGTAGTACTCAGAGATGATATTACTAATGGAGTTACTAAATTAGTCGGTGCTCAGGTACAAAGACAAGTTAACCATTATTCACAGACAACTCCTGTTGCTGGAAACGATTATAAGTTTGACATGTTTATCGAAATATTAGATGGTGTTAACACTGGTGGTACAGAAACATGGAAATTAGAAGGTTGTTTCTTACAAAATGTAAACTATAGTGATACAGATTATTCAACAAATGAACCTGTACAAATTACACTAGCAATTAGATTTG